TTAATGCCTTTGTATTGCAAAATTACAGAGGTAATTAGGCCAAATGAAGCCTGATTTTAACTTTCAATATTTACACACATAAATTTTTCAAACATGGAACAAACTTTGAGTATTGGTGAACAGCGAGTTCGCACTGAATTTAACCCGTCAAAAGACAGTATCGTAGATCAAATTAAGCAAAAAACGGCTGAATTGATTAACCTTTGCGAAGACTTAAAAGTAAAGGACGAGCGTTTAGCATCTTTGGCGCAAACAGGGTATGAGGATGCTGCAATGTGGGCGGTTAAGGCTGCTACAGCTTAGCAATTAGAGCCGCCAATTTTCATTCGATTATTGGCGGCTTTCATCTTTCAATTATTTCTGAAAAATAAAAATCACTTTTTTTTGAAAATAAATGAATAAATGTTACCACCGTAATACTATTACGGAGTATCTTTGTATCACTAAAGCGGCAAAGCACTTATTCACACTTAAATTTATTTTTTTATGACAGCAAGTACATTATTAAAACGTTTAGATGCAGCCACAAGTGTTTTCGACTGGTCGTTTAATTCATCCGAAAATACGGATACTGGATATAAACTGTCATTACAAGGTAAATCTACAAAAGATGCAGCGGAATTGTATTCATTGTTAAAAGATTATTTGTATCGGAATAATATCCCGTTCAAAGTTGCAACATGTATGCGTACCGAAAGTGATAATAAGGAACAACGCCGAAAGGTAATGACAATTTACATTCCAAACCAAATGAATGTTTATGATGTTGCCGAAGAGGTATATACATTGTCTATGTCATATAAAGGTTGGCATGATATTAAAACACCAACCAGTTATGAACATTATGCAGGTTGTGTTTTTGTTGGTAATGATCGGGTTAATGGTCAATATATCCCTGCTATAAATAGAATAAACTAATTAATCTCTTTTAATCGAACCACGGCGAAAGCCCCCGTGTAAAAGCGGGAAGGAATTATTCACTTTTAAAATATAAAATATTATGAACTTACAAGACTTAAAAAAAGCAGCCATTAATAATGACTATGCAGCACTAACGCCAATTTTAAATGAAAAATGCATATCATTTATCTCAAACAATGAATTGGATATAGATCAAGACGGCAGTGCTAGTATATATCCAGTTTTGCACACTAGCGGAAATGCCTTTTTAGTAGTTATCGATGTTGACAATACTACATGGATGCAAGTTTGTGAGCAATTAGACGAGGCGCAAAAAGTTGCGACCGATATGCTTTACGATAAATTGATGCTTGCAAATGAAGCGTAAAAACCAATACCTAATAGTTCCATCAATTGACGGCACTACTGACGCGCAAGTATTTACCGTACAGCCCGCACCCAAAAACCTAAAAAAGAGAATTTTGGCGGCTCTTAAATCTGCTAAAATTCGTGAAATGGGCGAAAATTCCACACAAATGGTCGGTGCTGGATTTACATTTGAAATGAGTAACCATCACACACCAAGCGGATTAATCGCAAAAAGATTGAAATAACATGAAAAATATTGTAAACGCTGTAAATCGCAGCCCGATGGGCATTTGTACGCAATACCAAAAGCCCCGCCAATTTGCAGCACTCGCAGCGCACCGGATTAAGTACAAGTATGCCGAGGAATTAGCAGCAGAGATCGTGCCAAAAATGGGTGAGCGGTACTACTGCATTGTAAACGGTACTTTCATTTTCGGTGATTTTATTGAAGCGTTTATTGTGCAAAATAACTGGCTCGTTAAAAATTTGAGCATATCCACGTTGGGCTACAATCAAAATAATGTAGATAGTTTTGAAAACCTTATTGAAGGCGATTTTGTTAAAAAATTGAGCATTGTTGCATCAGCGGAATTTTACGGCTTTGAACGGGCAAAAGATCGTTTAATACCGTACACTTATGAGAAGTTAAACACGGGTAAAATTGATTTTCAATTGAGTTTTGCAGATACTCACATGAAAATTATAAACATTGAGACGGAATGTGGTATCTTTGTGACAATTCATGGGAGTGCAAACCTTCGCAGTAGTGGTAATATTGAGCAATTCGCAGTTGATTTTGACCGCGATATTTACGATATTAACCAAGAGGTTTTTGATAAGATTTTGGAGCAAACCAAAACTATTAAAACCCCTATTAGGGGCAGGGCTCTTTGGTCGGTTATTGAATAACTAAATTACATAATATGAGTGACAAAAAAAAGAGTATTGCAGCACAGTACAAAAAATTGAAGTCAAACAAAACAAGTGCCTCAAAAAGAAAGCCAAAGCGAAATTTCGAGTTCGCAAAGCCCAATACGATAGCACCGTTTTAAACAGCAAGCCCGCAAACACAAAACAAGTGTTGCGGGCTTTTTATTATTTTCACTTATTTTCAATAATTTTTACTCCTTAATGCTAAAACCTGCTCGCGCTCAAACCGTACAGATTTACCGACATAATGCCTTATTAGTTTTCCGGCGCGGGCGGCATTGTCTATCGTGGACGGACAAACAGACAAAAGGCGCGCAGCCTCTTTCTTGGTCATATGGATTAACTCATCATGGGTATTAGTATCATATTCATTATATCCAATGTCTTTAATAATAGAGTTCATTATTTCTTTTGCCAAAAAAACCCGCTCTACGGTAGTTAAAAATCTTGTTTCTTTTAATATTTTATTTACTATTCCTTTGTCCATTTTCTTTATATTTTGATTTGTAAATTAAGCCACAAATATACAGCATCAAAACAATATTCCAACACGTTAACCCGATAGTTAACAATATTATTATGTTTTGGCTTACTTATTGCCGCACCTTTGCGAAGCATGGGCATTATTCAAACAATTGCAAACAGATTTGGTTACGCTCCAATACCGCAAAAATCAGAAATTGAGGAACGCAGCACCCTGCAAAATCCTGAACAATGGTTTTTGGATTGGATTGGCGGCGGTAATCAATCTTTGTCGGGTGTAAAAGTTACGCCGGATAGTGCGCTATCTATTAGTGCTGTTTATGCTTGTTGCCGTACAATCTCTAATACAATAGCCTCCCTACATTTAGGACTTTACGAAAGGTTGCCTAATGGCGATATTAGAGAGGTCACGGATACGCCCGAATACCTTATACCATGCCAAGAGCCTAACGAATTATACAGCCGTTACACGTTTGATAGTACCAGCGAGTTTCATTTATCATTAAATGGAAATTCTTATACACGTCTTTTTTTCGGTCGCGGTGGAAGGATTTCAAAAATGGAAATACTTTACCCCGAAAACGTGACACCATTCTTGAAAGACGGCAAACTGTTTTATCAATACACCGACATAAACAATAAAACGCACACGGTCTATGACTGGGAAATACTGCATTTTAAGAATTTTTCAGCAGACGGATTAATTGGTAAAAGCCCTATACAGGTAGCGCGTGAAACGTTCGGAATGTCTATCGCTGCAAACCAATACGCCGCAAACATGTATAAAAACGGCGGCTATGCAAAAGGCGTAATTGAAAGCCCGCACCAATTAAAAACGGAGCAAATAGCGGAACTAAGACGGTCGTTTATGGCTGTTTTGCAAGACTACCAAAACACATCGGGCATTCCTGTTTTGGGCAATGGCATGACTTACAAACAGATTTCTATGTCTCCAAAGGATGCTGAATATATCGCAGCATCTAAAATGAGCATATTGGATGTTTGCAGGTATTACGGAGTGCCGCCGCACATGGTTGCAGAAATGGGCAACACGGCGTATAGTAATATTGAACAGCAAGCGATTGAATTTGTCCAAAATTTGGTAAGGCCAAAGGCGAAACTTAGAGAAACGGAAATGAATCGCCGTATTTTAAGGCAGTCAGATAAAGGGCGGTTTTTTTACCGTTACAACCTTGACAGTCTTTTGCGGGGTGACACGGCGGCGCGTGGTGAATACCTTGTTAAGATGCTGCAAAACGGCGTTTATAATATTGACGAAGCGAGGGCATTTGACAACATGAACCAATTACCGAACGGATTAGGCAAAGCGCATTACAGGCCGCTTAATATGGTAGAAGTAGGCACAACGCCCGAACCAACAACACAAAATAACGACCCACTAGCAACGGGCGCAAACGATACAGACAATGGAACACCGCAAGCAGGAAAATAAAGACAAGGCCACAACAGCCGAAAATATAAACGTTCGGCTTTTCGACATTAAACACCGATCAGAAGAGCGCATGGATGGCGAAAAACCGAAAAAGGTTATTGGCGGACTTGCATCAGTTTATGATAAATATACCGATATGGGATGGCATTTAGAGGTTGTGCGGCGCGGCTTTTTTGATGAAATAGACACAACGCAAACGGCGGCACTTAAAAACCACGACCCCAACTTCATTTTAGGCCGCACGGCAAACGGTACATTAAAATTGACCGATACCGCAGACGGCTACGACTACGAGGCAATTGTGCCAGATACGCAGGTAGGGCGCGACACATACGCAGAAGTAAGCGGCGGTTATATTTATCAGTCGTCTTTTGCATTTACAGTAAAAGAAAGGATTTGGCGCG